TCAGGGTAGAAGACAGCGAATAGCTTTGGTAGAACAATAATAGCAAAGACTGAAGATAATGCAATGAGTCTTCGTGTCCAAGCAAAATGTTTATCGTTCTTTCCTGCGTCACGAGCCATTGCCACTTGCTTGGCATTGAAGCTGGCACGTTCCATGAGCATCTTCTGTTGGGCTTCTTTAGCTTTGATGCTTTGGCCCCACACGCTCATGACCCCACCTAATACAGTGGAGCCTAGCATGGTGATAAGTTCTAGAGGAAGTCCCAGCATTAGTTACCCGCCAAGTAGTCTGCCTCTGCAGTCCTACGTGTAGTGTATTTATCACCAAAGTTTCTTAGCTCTGCTTCTGCCTTATCCCAATCGTCATTGGTGACATGTTTCCAAAAAGTAGGTGCTTTACTAGGTAAATCACCATACTGAAATGCTACAGATGCAACTACCGTAGCTTGCTCTTTAGTTAGGTCTTCAAAAGCTACGTTACTTGCAGCCTCCCAGTCATCTTTAAGCCTGTTTATTTCCTGCTTCTTAGCAAACTTGTTAATCTGATCTACTTCTTTAGTTGTCAGGGTTAGGGGGTTGTTCCTTACATATGCGTCTGCAACAGACCCCTTTTTACCCAAGTACGGCTTTAGCTTTTTCACCAGTGCAGGAGGTAAGCCCTTTAAGTCTGCTTCATTGCGTTGCCCTAAGTCAAAACCGGACGCAATAGTAGGGCCAGATTTTCCTAGCACCTTACCAGCACTCTTAGGTACGTACATTTTCTTCTTGTAACCCTCACGATCTTTGATGAAGTCAAAATCTACGTTAGCTGCCACTACTTTTGTATCGCCTAGCGGTTTGTTTACATCTAGCATCTCTTGTTTTGTGAGAAGGCTAGAAGGTATGTTAACCTTTTGACCAGGACGGATCATATCAGGGTTAGCAATCTGTGGATTGGCATCAATGACATCTTGCACAGGTACGTTGTTTGCTTCAGCAATAGCTGTGAGTGTGTCACCAGCCTCAACAATAACGTCAGGTAGTTCCTCTACAGTGATAGGCTCAGGCTGTAGAGCATCCCTGAGAACGTCTGGGTCTGTGATATTGGGATCTGGCTCTTCTTCACTCTGCGCACCCTGATATACTTCTGGTATGCCCAGCGCTTCACGCAGCGCATCGTCAATAGCTGTACCACGAAGGTAGTCTTTAATCTCAGTAGAGATCTCCGCCATGCTCTGAGTAGAGTACAGATTCATAGGGTTGTAGCTTGATTGTGTAGGTGGTGTGAGGGTAGCACCTGCAGATGTCAGAGCAGTAGCAGTGTTGCTATACAGAGTAGCCGCTGGGTTGTAAGACTGTCCGTAGCCAGGGCCATCATCCGACTTGTTTGACGCTGCACCTGTGAAGCTGCCTGTAGATGTAGCACTAGAGGAAAATGTCTGTGTTGCACTAGCTGTACCCGCATTGCTTGTAGGGGCATAACTAGATCCAGCATACATATCTGCATCCATGTTACGACCAGAGCGAGAGCCTAAGCCACTAGGGCGTGACTGTGGTCTAGGGGAGCTAGTAGGTGCGCTTGATACAGCTGAGGTGTTATAATCTGGTTCTGGCATAGTAGGGTTAACCTTTTGGTTACTTATTGAAAAGGTAGTCAGCGGCGTTAATGGCAATCTGTCCAAGGAATGAGCCGGATGCGGCAGACAAACCAGTAGCATCAGTGTCACCTGCAGCGGCTGCTGAAGCTTCAGCTTGTATCTTAGCAACGGCAATGTTCGCATCCCTTTGTGCTGCGTTCTCGCCAGACTGCCAAGCCCAAGCAAGAACATCACGTTCACGCTGAACAATATTGTTATAGGCAGTCATGGTCAGGTTGTTTGCAGCAAGTGCAGCGTCACGGTTAGCTTGGTTGTTTGCAGCATTCTCAGCTGTTGTTACAGATTGTGCCCACTGAGCGTTAGCTTGTGCTACAACTAGGTGGTTTGTAGCGTTGAACTGGTCACGAGCATTCTCTTGATCAGCGTTAAAACGAGCCAGAGCGTTAGTCTCACCAGCGTTAAACCGAGACATAGCATTCTTTTGCTCAGAGTTAAACTGTGATACCTGTGTAGCAAGTGTAGAGAAGAACTGGTTAGTCTGATTCTCAGAGGTAGCGTTGAATTGCTTAGCGGCATTCTCAGCTGCTGTGTCAGACAGGATACTGTTAACACGCTCTTGTGCTTTGAACATGCTCATCTGTTGTTCGTTGCTGAGATTAGTCATATCCATCTGCAAGAAAGCTTGAGCATTCTGTACCTGTGCTTGCTGACGGTTGTTAAGGTTAGCCATGTCGATGTTTGTCATAGCAGCGGCATCAGCCATAACCTTAGCTTGACGATTACTCAGGTTAGCTAAGTTCATGGTCTGTGCCATCTTAGCATTCTCAAGAGCTACCTGCTGCTGTGCAGTAAAGTTCATGTTAGCTATCTCAGAGATCTTAGCTGCGTTCTGAACCTTGGCTTGAAACTCTTGAGTGAACTCCATGTTGAGGAAACCTGCACGTTGACGCGCTGACTCCATAGCTACTTCTTGCTTGTTAGATGCATCCATCTGTGCAATAGGTAACGCAGACTCCATAGCAGCCTGTATGATAGCCATACCTGCCATTGATGATGCAGAGAGACCACGAGCAGCCATTGCAGCTGTAGCACCCCGCATAGCGCCTGCAGCCCATGCTGGTGTAGCGCCACCCTCAAAGTCTGCCATAAGGGAAGCCATCTCATCTTGGACACTAGCAGCTTCTAGCTTCTCTGTGCCATAGATGTCCTGTACCCTCTGCTGATCCACAGCTGCACCTGAGACTAGCTCACCTGTTTCAAGTGCGCGTGTAGGTGCACCCTCTACGGTAGTAGCTTCACCTTGTGCAGCGTCTAGGTCAAGCTGAGCCATCTTAGTTGGATCACTCACTGCCGCATCCATAGTAGCAGCATCACTTACTTCACCTGTAGCAGCAGTAGCACCTTTAAGAGATGCGTCTACAGCACCAGCAGCAGCAGTAGGATCTACAGTAGAAGCGTCCATAGCAGGTGAAGCTACAGCACCCGGAGCCTGTGCCGCTGTTGTAGTAGTTGCTGTAGTAGCAGAACCCGCTTGACCTGTACCTGTGGTAATATCTGTACCTGTACCTTTGTCTGCAGCGACATCAGCTTTAACAGTCAGCTTACGTGGGTCAGCAGTGATAGCTCTCGTTACAGTAGCTGCACTACCAAGAGGGCTTTCTGCTTTGGTTACTTCTTCTTCTTCATCTGTAGTAGTGTCACCACCCTCAGCCATTTGCATAGGAGAGCCTTCGATAGTACGTCTAGCCGCTAGTGTGAACTTACCCATTCGTGCTGCAGCCGCAGGGTTAGACGCCAGAAAGACGTTTATAGACTTATCATCCATAGGGCCGTTGTAGCCCAACGCTGGTAAAACCTTGTTCTGTAATGTCTCAGGTTTAAACCCTACAAACTTCTTAGCCATAATTACTTATTCCCTATCTGCATCCACACAGATGCTGCTATGAATGATAGCAAAGCTACTGTTGATATTCTTACTACGGTTATCCATATGCTTTTCTTTGTGTCACGATAAGCTTCCAACAAGGAGCGCATCTCGTGCAAGTCGCGCTGAGCGTCTGCATCCTGTAGCCCAAGAGACCTAAGAGCCTCTTTAGCGCCACGTCTAGCTGCACGATCAAGCATATCTTCTAGCTCATCTGGTGTCAAGTTTATCGTTGTCATTATACTTCTTCTTTCCATTTACCTACAGGACAAGCTGCAAAAGGTATGGCTGTTTTAGCTGGCATGAAGCACTTACAAATACTACATGCCTTAATCCCATTCAGATGCTCACAACTGTTACAGATAGTCATTCGGTTCTTAGACATCTCTAGTATACGTGTTGGATGGTACTTGTAGTGCGTTACAATTACTTCGACACCATCTGGGTTAGTAACAACTTCTTTCTCAACTAAGTCTTCATCATTAGACTGACCCATAAACCGTTCCGTTATCTGTAAGTGAAGCATATGTGCCTGAGATGGCTGCACCACCTGCGCCGCCTCCGCTGGCACCAGCTAGACCCCATCCACCGCCACTGACGGTTTGGTTCTGGGTAGCAGATAGGATAGAGCCACCTTCTCCTCCAGGGTTAGGCGTACCAGTGCCAGTAAGTCCTGCAGAGTAAGATTGAGGAGGGCACCCAAAGGGGTTAGTCAGTGTACCAGTACCTGTACAGCTACCTCCACCACCAGTACCAGAGCCAGCGTATGCTCCCTGCTGACCTCCTGCCGCTCTAGTGTTTGAAGCATTAGTTGCAGTACAACTAATAGTACCAGACATAGTTCCACCTTCGGAACATCCGTATGGGGAAACAAACGCACTTAAAACTTTTGAGAAGGTATAGTAACCACCAGCGGCACCAGCTTGACCGGGAGCTGCTTGGCCAGCACCACCGCCGCCTTGGGAGCCACCCCCGCCACCCCCACCGCCTGCAATGAAGGCACCAGAGTTATTAGTCACCTTGACTGTATCGCTGGTGGTAATCTGTAGGGCTGGTCCCCCTGCCGCTTGGGCACCACCACCTTGACCCGTGATGTTACCGCTGTTGACTATGGTTATACCAGCAGGGAAGCTACCAGATACTACTGCGCCACCTGTGGAGGTACTGTTAGAGTACAGAGTTATACCTGCGTTTACATTAGCAATCAGACGTGTAGCTTCATCCCATCCAGCGGTAACAGCTAATGCTCGTATGTCAGCGTTTTCTGTATCACTGGTGATGTTAAAGGCAAACTGATTGTCAGCGCCATAGAAATCACTGAGGTCTATAGCACCAGACTCAGGAATAGATGTTGCACCGGGTGGTACGTATGTACCATTACGGTAATACTCAGACAGGCTGATAGGATTAACCCCACCAAACTCTGTCTGTATATCAGATAAAGATACTGCTCCTGATGCCTGTATCGCCATTAGATAGTTCCAAACCCTGTTACATCACCTACGACAGTTAGATTGCCTGAGGCATCTAGCTTCATCTTGTTTGTACCACCTGTAGCAAAGTACAAAATACCACCGCTTTCTGTGAGGGTCCAATCACCCAAGTCTACTGTGGTAGCGTTAAGGGTAGAAGCGGAGAAAGCTTGAGAGGCTGAACCAGCTAGTTCTGCTTTAGTGTCAATCTCTGTTTGTAAGCCAACAACGTCACTGATAGTTAGGGCTGATGTAGGAACTGTGGCAGCAATACTAATATTAGACGTGCCATCAAAGGATGCTGTACCTGTTACATCACCAGTTAGCGTAATGCTACGTGCAGTAGCTAGAGCGGTTGCAGTATCCGCGTTACCTGTAACATCACCTTCAAAAGTCCCTGCTACAAATGTCTCGCTACCTACAGTCCACTTATCGTCTGCTTCGTTCCACACGAGTGTTTTGTTAGTAGCTGTACCTCGCTCAATCTCAATACCGCCATTCTGTGTAGGTGTACCTGTCTCATTAGAGTTAAGAACAATCTGATTATCTGCAAGGTTAAGTGTCTCAGTGTTTACTGTAGTAGTAGTACCGTTTACTGTTAGGTTGCCGTTAACTACAGTATTGTTAAACGTAACATCAGATGTAGTACCTACCGCCTGACCAATAGCTACTGTACCATTTGTAATGCTTACACCAGTACCACCACTAAAGTGAGCACGTGTCTCAGC